CCAGCGTCATCGGTGTGCCCTTGCTGGTCTGTTTTACCTGCGGGTCGTCCACCAGCCGCCCGTAAGCGGCTATCTGTGCTGTCATGATTCCACCTCTCCGGTTTTAACGTTGATGGTTGTTACCTGTTCCGCTTCGGCAATCTCACGTTCTGTCAGCGTGGCAAAGTTTGCCGCTGCTGTGGTCATGAATGCGCTTATCAGGTCGGGATGTTCCTTCGCGTATCCTTCCCCCGCGTGGCGGTCTATCGTTCTGATTGCCACCTTTAAGGCGTGCTCTGTCATGTCTAACGCTTTATATTTTGGCTCTGTTCTGTCTCTGTGTTTTTGAGTCATTTGCCCACCTCTACCCACTTTTTTCGCCCACTTTTTACGTTTTCCCACTTCGTCCAACGTGGGAAATTTGGGATTTATATCATCTTGTTTCATAGGTATTTTTTTAGTGCCCACTTTTTGGGATATATACACGTGGGAAAGTGGGTAATTTTGTTAAAATTACGTTAAATTGCCCACCTTTCCCACTTTTAATGCCCACTTTTTACAGTGGTCCTACATCATCACCGTCAATGTAGATCACGTCGTCTTTTTCCAGTTTGGCTAACCATCGTTTAAGGTGTTTTGTGTCATACCCCAGCTTTTTCATATCGTCACGTAACAGCGGGATCGTGCACTTGTCGCCGTGCTGTGTGCGTGAACGTATGCACCCCCATAGCGCGGTATGGTTTTCCGTCTTGTTGCCTGCCTCCTCGATGCGCTCCAGTTCAACGGGAGGGCGCGGCTTATCCACCACCACCAGCGACGTGATTAACTCCCCGTCAGCGTCGGTAAAAAGCTCCACCACGCGTAAGTCATATGCGGCTTCTTTGAGTTCCTCCGCGTCCTTCATTTTGGTGCATGAGATAACCAGCGCTTCGCTTCCTGCGTCCTCCCTGCGTATCCGGTATTCAGCATCCAGTGATGCACGAAATGCGCTGGAACCGCGCGCGCCTTTCGTCTCATCCTTGCCGGAATGGTGAACCACCAGCACCGTGGCCCCTGTGCGCCGTTTCAGTTCGTCACACCCACGGATAAACGCCCCCATATCACGGGAATCATTTTCATCATTGCCGCCAAAGCAACGCGCCAGCGTATCCAGAATAATCATTCGGACCGGTTTACCCGTTTCCCGCTCCACCTGGCTGGCAGCGATAACCATTTCATCAATATCAAGCGGGGCAGCCGGAAAGATGGGACGGTTTACCAGATACAGATTTTTCACCTGCTCATCGTGCACAACCTCCCAGGCTTTTACACGACGCGGAACGCCTATACCGCCTTCACCAACCACATAGAGAACAGCGCCATGCGCCACCCTGCGGCCTCCCCACTGGCGGCCCGTGGAAACGTGACACGCCCACGATCCGGCAAGGAATGATTTATAGGAACCGCTCGCCCCGTATATACTGCAAAGCGACGATGCCGGAATAATTCCCTTTACCACGTAATCAAGCTGTGTGTCGTATCCGGTAGATCCAACGCTCATCGGTAGCTTGGTTTTTCGCTGGGGGATTTTTTTCATGACCAGGCTTTCCCCGCGTTCCCATGCCTCCCTAAGCCGTGGAAGCTGGTCGCTCCATTCCTCCAGCAATTCGAAATTTTCAGAAAGTAGCCGCGCCTCCTGGACTCCGGCGATCGCCAGTTTCGTGGCGATGGTTAACAGCTGCGGCTCTTCAATATTTCCGGCGCGTATCACCGTCGCCCTGTATCGCCCATCATCAACAATCTGGAGGTTATCCAGTTCGCTTAACTGATAACGCCCCAGATAAACGGGAGGGACTGGATCGCCTGCTTTTTTGGCCTGTGCAATGATGTAATGCTCTGCGAATGAGTGAGCATCAATACCCGCAAAAATAATCGCATCGGTGTATTTATCTTTCGGTAATAGTTTTACGTTCGGTGCCAGTTTCATTTTTTACTCCTGAATCCGTTAATCATGGTTTTCAGNNTCCCGCCACGCCCTTAATCATTACCGTACCGCCGTACTGGTCGCGGTAAATATCACCGCGCGTAAATTTAGGGTGAGTGTTGCCACTGGCAGTTAAGCCAGAATATTTAAGCTTCATTATTTTTATTCTCCGGTGTGGGGCGCTTTATACTGGTCGTGTAATGTCTCTATTTCCTGCAACTCATTTATTACAGGCTCAAGAAGCGTTATTAATGCCGTGGCAATTCTTGATTTTTGTTTGTCGCGTTCATTGTCGCCAAGTGTTTCAAGCCATATGCGCAATATTTCCATCATATTTTCACTGTGAGAAAGTGCAAGAAATACGCGATCTGTTGTTTCGTGGTAAATATCACGCATATTAATCCCCGTCCGTCGCTTTTCTTAAAATAACCTCTGTCACGAAATCAGCATAGTTAGCGGCAATATCAAGAATATTTAGCCCTGTATCTCTGTGCTCATCAGTGCAAAGAAAGAAAAAAGCCACCCGCATAATTTCAGATATTGACGAAAGCGCATCAGCCGCATCATCAGGAACGCCGGAAAATTCCTGTTTCAGGGAATTAAAACGATCATCACGCATAACCCCCCCCATTTTCACAATCAGCAACAAGAATATTTTTAGCGTCATTCAGCGACCGCGTGGCGGTGTATCGGATACATTCCAGGGCGAACGATGTGTATTCTTCCCGTTCTTCCTTTCGTGCAAGCTCTGCTGTGCATTCAATATCAATAAGCGCGTGCATCAGCGTAGTGAGTGCGGCGGCGGCTGCGTCCGGTGTGGTTTTATTGCACATGTACCCCTCCGCATTTTTTTTCGTTAGAAATAAGCGTTCTTCTTTCCTGTTCATCGCTCAGGAATACGCAGACCTCACCGCTAAGGCGTTTAAGTAAGCCGATGATTGCCCCTGATTCGCTGTCGGTCATCATGCCAGGGTAATCCTCTGCCAGTGCGCAAATAACTTCGATTTGGTGGGCGCGTTCTGCTGCCTGTTGTAGTGTGATTTCCTGGCTCATAAGCCTACCTCCTGACGAATACGGGCGGCAAATACAGCAACACAACCGGACGGGCAACGGTTACGCGCTTCGCGTTCCGTCCAGGCGGTTACGTGGATGATTTGACGGTCTGACGCGCCGACGGCAATAAAGCGCCACACAAAGGCCGTTTGTGTGTGTGCTAGTCGTGGAGTATGATTTACGGCAACCATAACGGCTCCTCGTTTACGTTGTTGGTTAGAAGCCCCGTTACTGCTCCAACAGTGCGGGGCTTCGTCGTTTCAATTGCTGAATTGCATGTATCAGCTCTTGTGGTATTCAGATTACATTTAAGTGAATACCATTTCAAGCTTTTTTGGGTATTCACTTTTGTGTTACACTGCATCCCGCTATTAATCGGAGGTGCAAACATGTCCACGAGTTCTGTTAACAATAAGTCACAGCAACTGAATGCCAGATTTCCACATGAAGTAGTGAGTGGCATTGAGGCATCCCTACAGCCAGGGGAAACTAAAGCGAATTTTATAGTTACAGCAGTACGCGGTGAGATCGCCCGCCGCCAAGCAGAAGGAAGAGGAGAAAACCCCCTGGTTTCTTCGCTCGATGCACTGGCGCAGGTGGAAAAAATCGGAGTCAAAGCAGCCGAGGAGATCGGGCAACTCGTCACCATCGCGCGTGAAGAACTCCAGCGTCGCAAGACCCAAGAATCAGAATAATAACTATCAGCGCCGTGGCGTGAGGAACTCCGGCGCATTGCTTTACAGGGCAGTATCATGACCAACAACACACTATCACCAATACAAGACACGCAAACGCAAGATGATGAAATCATCCGGCAAAGGCAGTCAGAAGCCTGCGCCAGAGTTGAGGAAGAACTAACCAGAACAAAAATACCACCACCAGCGCCGCGCTTAGTGCCACCAGAAAAATTTGCCCTTGAAGATTTTGTCGATAAATACCCACGGCGGTTAAAAGCCACTAAAAACCGACCGCCTGGCTGATAGCCTTGTCCACCAGCCGTAAATGTGGCATTGTCGGCGATGCTCATGCGTTGGGGATAACGCGAAATTTGTGTCGAAGGGCCACCGTGACAGGTGGCCTTTTCTTTGCCTGTTATCCGGCAATTGTGGCGCTTCTTCACACAGTTGATATAATTCCCCTGCACTGATCCAATTTTTTCGCAGCAGGTTAATTGTTCGCAAGGGCGCTCCGGCAACGGGGCGCTTTTTGTTTTTACCCACCAGCACAATAAAAATCTTCATTTTCCATTTTTGTAAAATTTCATGCTTTCCGGACGACGGGCCATATGTCATTTTTTAGCAGAAGATTTTGCCTTGCTGGTGGGTAGCTTCTCGGTTAACACGATGTACCGTATAATCAGCACCGCGTGTGGTTACTGAATACGCTCACCAAAGTAAAACTCAGGCTGATATTCACGTATCAGCCTTTTTTCTTCTTCCTCCAGTTCACGTTTTTTGCGCTTACATGCCTGTAGCGCCCTCCCCTTCTCGCTGGCACTTATCTGATATTGCTCTTTACGGCGGGAAAAATCCTGTAATGCACCCCACGGGATACCATAAGCCCCCGTTTTTCTGATACCCGGTATCACATTTCTGAATACCCAGTTACTGAAACGATGGGCGAATGTGCCTTGCGTCGTTGCTTTGCGGCTACGGGCTATTAGTTTGTAGAAACCTGACTCAGAGATAATGCTCATATTCTGATTTCCTCCTGGGGTGTAAGTTAAATTTACTCCCTTTTCATCATCATCAAGCATCTGCAACGCCGTACGCGAATTGGTCAGTTCCAGCGCAGCGCAGACATCCTTTGCAACAAACCACGGATCGCCGTTCAGATACACCACGCGAACGTTCACACTATCAAAGCGCAGAACGACCAGATCACGAAAATCACAGAATTTTTTTACATGACGTGCGTCACCCTTGCCCGTCACGGCAATATTTTTATTCATTTCTTTTTTACCTCACATACAAAAAACCCCGCATTGCACGCGGGGTATGAAAGATATTATTAGTGGGGATTGGCTTGTTCTCGTTGTTTATCTAACCATGCTTCTACATCTCTACGGTGCCAGGTATGTCGTCGTCCAATTCTGAACGGCTGAGGAAAACCATTATTCTCATCTTTCCAGAAATTGATGAATGCACTCATTGCTCCATATCGCAAGATTTTCATTACGTCTTTAGTAAATAAAATATCTTCATTGGTATTCATTTGCTGAACCTCCTCAACCATTTACTACTCTTAAACCTTTCATACCACCGGATCTATTAATTACCCCTTTTCTCGCATCATCAAAAAAATCACCGACCCATTGCATCATGATCTTACGCTGTTCTAGATAAGTAGTTCTATTATAAACATCTCTTATTTTATCACCACTTTTATGCGCCAATGCAGCCTCGATTACATCGGGGTTAAATCCCTCCTCATTTAAAAGCGTACTCCACATTGAACGAAAACCATGTAACGTTACAATCCCTTTGAACTTGCTGGCAGCAATTGGGGTCTTGATAGTATTCCTCCCCATAGGCGCATCTTTTGTTCTGGAGGAAAAAAACACATAACGCCCTCTTTTTATTTCCTGCATTGTTCTGAGGATACTAATAGCCTGTGATGACAAGGGAACAACATGTTCACGATGGCATTTCATTTTATGCGCGGGGATAATCCACAAGCCAGAATCAAAATCAATCTCTGACCACTCTGCTTTAATTGCCTCACCTGGCCTGACCATTGTCAATATCTGGAATAAAAGTGCATTATGAGCTATTTGATAGGTATGAGGCACACTATCCCACCAGCTCAGAAATTCAGGCAATCTTTCAACAGGTAGTGCTGCTAATGATTTATTTTTCTTTCCTGTGAATGCAGTCTTTATCTTAAGTAATGGATTTGTTTTCAATGTTCCACAATTTACAGCATAATTCATAATTTCATTTAATCTTGATATTAATTTTTTTTGCAACGCATTCTTATCGGATACGGCATCCAGAGCATTAATAGCTACTGGTGCTGTAATTTTTTCTATACTGTACTTACCAAAGAAAGGAACAAGATATTTGTATACTTCATATTCGATATTATACAGCGTAGGTTTCCGCAATTCAGATCCCTTTTTAAAAGCGAACCATGCATTAGCAACAGCTTCAAATGTCTGTAGATTTTTTAGTGACATCTCAATTTTACGATTTTTCTTCTCCGTCACTGGATCAACTCCACGTGCAATCATTCGCCGAAGTTCATCACGTACTTCCCGTGCTTCCGCGAGTGAGAATTCAGGAAAACGTCCTATCGTGTATGTCTGCCGTTTCTTCGTTATCGGATGGCTATAACGGAAACGCCACACTTTCCCACCGGCTTTACTCACATTCAGCAATAAACCGAACCCATCATAAACGGCATAGTCCTTTTCACGTGGTTTCATCCCCTTAACTTCAGTCACGGTTAATGGCTTTACCGACATCTATCGCCCTCATTTTTTAGTCCGTCATGTAGTCCATTCAAGCCAATAACAAGCGATAAACTAACTCATTATCAAGCAAAGAGAGGAAACTCATAAAATCACAACTCATTGAAAAGACTATGAAACGACACCAGAACATACAAACAGGTAAGAAATGTACCCTACATCCAAAATGACGCAATCCGGGAATTTCGTGGCGTTCCGGTGATACTGCCGTCCGCCGCCGCCCGTTCACCTTCACGAAGCCAGATCCCCTGGTTATTCAGTTCACGCTTCTGTTCCGGAGCAATCAGGCCGCGGCAGTGCGGACACATCAGGCGGGCCGCCTGCCCGGCAGCCACAAAATCAGGGTTATTCCGGTAACCGGTCATGTTATCCATCACCGGCTGAAAATATTCCCCGCAGTGCGGACACGGCCAGTACCACCGGCGGCGGTCTCCCCGGTTATACAGTGACAGGATCCCCGTTGTTGGCGGTGCCTCATGTGCGCCGCCACAGCGCCATTTGGTGTCAGTGATATCCCGCCCGGGCGAACTTTCGACCAGGGTCATCCCCGAGGACATAAAGGTGGTGGTACGCTTTGAGGCCAGGGTGAAGGCATCCCCTTCACCGTCGACGTTCTCAGGAAAACGGTCATAATCCGTTAGCGCCACACGACGGTAATCCGAAGAGGAAAATACAGTGATCGACGGCCAGCCAATTTTCAGGAATGAGCCGTCAAGAAACATTTTGTCGTGGACGTTGTTGTCATTACGGGAAGGGCTGAGGCGCTTACTGACCTCCGGACTGTGGCGAAACGTCCTGGAAAGACGCGTTCTGGAATGCTCACGCGCCTTTGTCTCGGTCATCTGCACCACCAGCATATCCGCCGGATCACAGATGATGCCGTACACAATCCAGCCATCAATCAGCCCTTCGGTTTTCCCGGTTCGCGCAGGTCCCACAAACACCACCGCGTCATATTCACGGGCTGATAATGTATTAATGGGGTCAATCATATAGGGCGTCAGCGATGACTCCCACGGACCGGAAGTATTGGCTCCCCGTGGAACCCGCATATAACGCCTGATGGCTTCCGCTACTGGTAACCGGCCAGGTGGGCGAAACAGCGAGGCCACTTCGCGCCAGATATCGGATGCGCGGCTATGGCTCTCGTTCACCTGATTCACATATCGGCCTCATCACAACAGTCAATGACTGCCTTTTCCAGTGTGTCGCGGATCTCATCAACCACAATCTGTACTTCATTCAGTTGTGATGCGGTCCACCCCCTGTCCCTCTCCAGCCGGTCAGGCCAGGTTTCCAGTACCTGAACTATCGCTTTCACCACGACAGAAAAGGACCGCCTGACATCACTGACTGGCACAAGCTGAACAGTTTCATGCTGAAATTTAAGACGCTCGCGCTCGGACTGATACCATGCCTTCCGATCATGTGGGTTCATCTCTTCATCTTCGGAAGCCGGTGGTTTTTCCAGCAACGAAATAATCAAATCCGTCAGGAGATACAGTTTTTTCTTTTCATTACTGCCTGGTGCAAGAGGAACATCCGCCATTCTGGCGGCAACAGTCTGCCGGTGCAGACCTGAAAGGGCTGCCAGTTGATTAATATTTAACTTCATATTTTTCAGCTCGCCGTCCATTCACATCCCTCCACATAAACCGCTGAACAAAAGTGGCTCTTTTTTTTGTAAAGAAATGCCGCCATATAAAGATGTCGAACAAAAATCAACCACAACCATCATCTTTTTAATGCTAAACACATTAAAAACAACAAGTTACACTAATGATGATGATGACGATAAAATCACAAAAATGCGCCTTTTTCCGCGCCGCCCGCCCCGTGTTCAGGCCCACCCCACCAGGAGGACCCGCAAGATGATAATGGTTATCATTTGTAATATAGTCCGGTTTCTTCCACCATCGCACCGGACCAGCGACCATGAGGGGAGAACGCCGCGCTCCGTTTACGCGGTAAACCCCGGTGTGTATCGTTTTTGATTATCCCCGCACACTCTCGCAGAGGAGTCTCCCTGTCGGGCTGCGGTCTCTGTTAATGCAGGAATACGGCGACGATACGGCGCATCAGCAAAACTTAGTTCAGGCACTGAGTGCGGATATAGTCCTGTGCCCCTTCCAGCTGCTTCTGCATTGTCATCAACCGTTCTCTGAGGATGAAATAATCCCGTTCAGCGGTGTCTGCCAGTCGGGGGCCGGTTGCATTATCCACGCCGGAGGTGCCGGTGGCTTCACGCACGGTACCGGAGCAGGTGGCGTTGATCCGCAGGCGCTTACGACCAGCGGCAACATCAGCACGCAGAGTTTCATTTTCAGCTCTCGCATCGGCTAATTCCCTCGAGTATCTGGCATCAAGTGCAGCGACATCACGCTGGCGCACCTGCATATCAGTAATGGTTGCGTTTGCCAGCTCCAGCTCTCTGGCTTTTTTATCGCGCTGCTCTTTGTAGATGATGGCGTGAACACGGTAATGATTCAGCCCCAGACTAAGCGCACCACAGGCCACCAGCAGGACAATGATGACCACGCACAGAACACGGTTCATATCACCACCAACGGATTGCCCAGACCAGAACAGCAATGGCCACAATACGAATGGCAAAAGCTGCCGCTCTTGTTAAATCCAGACTGGCTGGCGTCTCCACTTCAATGCCTTTCATAATGGACAACCTCAGAAAGAATCTTTTATACTTCCTCACAGGGAAAGTACCTCCCTACCCATAATTTCTCCCTTGCCTTATTCAAGGTCAGAAAACACCAAACCCCGCTTGCTGCCAACAACCGGGGTTTTTACTTTTATTCACTTAGGTTTTGCCAGTTCGCAGGATTTCGTGTTATCCACCCGCGTTGGCCAATGTCATTTTTCAGCAAAATATTCTGCTTATCTGTCGATTCCCCAGCACGCCAGCGCGCTCTCCTGGTCACGACGGGATACCTGACCATAGCAATTATTTGAGCGGATACGGCAGTCTCTGCCA